CCATGAGTCCAGCAATGTCTCCGTTACATGGAACCCAACGGAATTCATTGTTGAATCTATCAAACATATACTTATAACCACTATCTATGATTAGATATGAAGATGAATTTGCTCCATCTAAAGTGGCGATAACGTTTGATGTTTGTGTTGCAGAGTTGGTAATGTTAACAACGTCTCCACGTTGAGGACCAGCAACAGCAACGCAATCTTTTCTTGTTTCGGCAATGTCTGCCAACTTGTTAATCTTGGCCTGTGATTCTGCTCTTGTATCAGAACCAGGTCCAGCGATTAGATAATCAACTGCAATTTCATCCTTAGTTTGGAACTTATTATAAGAAGTAATAAGAGAACCAAGTGTTGCAGCATAACCATTTGCAGAAGTGTAGTTATTACCACCTTTAAGTGCATAAGTGGTAGCACCAATACCTGCAAAGTATGTCACATCTCCAGCATTTTGTCCCCACTGTGCGTCAGCGTTACTGATAGCAGAGTATTCAGTACCACCAAATCCAGTGTTAACTGGGCCAGTAAGACGCATTGCGTCAAATGCTACAGATGGATTGTATCCTGCATATGTCTTCTCAGAGAAGTCTGCAAGATAAGTCTTGTACCAGATCTTTTGTCCAGCATTTCCTGATGACTCACAGTCAACAGCCTTAGAAAGTGCAATATGCTTCTCAAGAATATTGCCTTTGATACCAGTGATTGTTCCAGCATCATCAACAACAACGATGTGCATTGCATCGTTTCTAGCACCTCTTTCAAGAGAGTACTGGTTAGTTACTGGTTTTTGAGCGATTGACTTCCAGTAAACAGTTGCATTATCTAATTGGAGAGTTTGAGCATCGTACCAATCAGCAACTGCAGAAGGTGTAAATCCACTACTTGAATCTACTGTACCAGCAGGAAGTCTTGTGTA